TCGCGTAGTGCTGTTATAGGTTGGTCGCTCTGCCAGCGTGCTATCTCCTCGTGCGCGTACGTGGGCAGGGTTGGCGCCCGCTCCCATCGGTGCAGTGTTTGGCGTGATACTCTAAGCTGTCCGGCTAATTGCGCACGGGTCAACCCGTGCGCGTTGCATAGTGCTGTAATAAGGTTCATTTGTTATTCTCCCGTTAAAAATGTTACTTTGCGTAATAGAGCACAAGCAGGGCAAGGCCTAGATAAGGCGTTGCGTAGCCTACGGCCAGTGAGCAGAGTAGGATCAATGCGAGTTTCATTGTGTTTGTCTCCTGTCAATTATTTGACGCTGTTAATGTGGCATGTCCTGTTTGTTACGTCAATAACCCGTTGCAAATTTTACCTATTTTGTTTTGCCTTTACATAGCTTGGCAAGCTATGTGACAAAAAGATCAATGTTTTCAATAACTAAAAAACTATAGGTGTTTTTTGAGGATACACTTATAATATCGTAGCTTTTTAAGCTCTTTGTATCATTTGGTAATAGGTCAGTAATGTTGACCTAAAAAAATTGGCCTAAGGGGGTGCTTATTTTTTTAAATAGTTTAATAATATATATAGTTACTTAAAAAAATATATAGGTTGCCCTTTGTTTTCATGCACTTAGCTCGCCGCTTCAAGCTAGATGTTACACGCCCAAAAGGTGCATACCTTACATTATCTATCAGATGTTACGCCCTGCCCTTATGCGCCAGCCAGCCAGTGCCCATTTGTTACATGTTGCATTTGTTACGTGGGCGGGTCGCACCCTGTGACGGGTGCAGCAAGGTGCATGGTGTAACGTTTATTACATGGGCTAGGGCTAGGCCAGAGGGAGGCCAGAGGCCGGGGCCCAACTCAGGGAAACCCCCCACCGACCACCCCTTACCTTATTTATTTTACCCCCCATATAAAAACCGCACGTATTTTTGAAATCGACTTTCAACAACCAAATAGTATCGTTGACAACCTCACGCACCAAGATTATGGTATTCAGGCTTTCGGATATATGTTGTTCTCGAGGGCGCGTTTCCTCCCTTAACTTGCCGGGGACTTTCCCCTGAAGGTTCCCGGTTCTTTTATGACAAGCATCCGTGACGACATCATCCTTCATCTTGGGCGCGATCCTCTTCTTGCCCACAGCGCTTTGTTCCGTCATCGCCATCCTGAAGCTACCCAGCATTTCCACAAAACCATAATTGAGGATTGGCACTCTGATGCGCCGCGTGTTCTGGACATGGTGTTTCGTGGCGGTGGCAAATCAACTGTGGCGGAAGAAGCGATCATTGTCATGGCATGCCTTCAACAGTTCAAAAACGGATTAGTGATCGGTGAAACCGAACCCCGTGCACAAGAACGCCTTGCCGCTATCAAGCATGAGTTTGAAACCAACGAAGACCTGCTTGAATTGTTTGGCGATCTCAAAGGGCGTAAATGGCAAGAGACTTACATCGAGCTATCGAATGGAACAGTACTGCGAGCTCATGGCCGTGGTCAGTCTTTGCGTGGTGTTAAGCATCTGCATTATCGTCCTGATATAGCCTTCCTCGATGACTTGGAAGATGAGGAAAGTGTCAGGACCCCTGAAGCCCGCCAGAAGACAATGGACTGGTTTGTCAAAACGTTTATGCCTGCTCTCGATCCTAGAGCTCGCGTGCGCATGGCGGCTACCCCGTTACATCCAGAAGCACTTGCCCTAAAGCTGTCACGCTCTCCAGATTGGGTAGTGCGTAAGTATCCCATCCTGTACAAGGATGCGGCGGGGCAGGAAGCGGCGACATGGCCGGAGCGGTACTCGCTGGACTGGTGCCGTAACAAACGGCGGGAGTATGAAAGCCTTGGGCAGCGGCACGCATGGCAGCAGGAGTTTATGTGCGAGGCAGAGAACCCAGAGGATAAAATATTTACGCCAGACTTGTTTAGGTGTGAGCCGCAGATCAGAACGTGGCAGCCTGTCTACGCGGTCTACGACCCTGCACGCACGGTAAAGTCAACGTCGGCCATGACTGGTAAAATAGTCGGGTCGTGGGTAAACAACCGACTGATTATCTGGGAAGCGGCAGGGCACCTCTGGAAGCCGGACGAGATTATCGAGGACATCTTCAACGTCGACGCACGGTACAACCCCATTAGTATCGGCGTCGAAGAAGACGGCCTGCATGAGTTCATTATGCAGCCGCTCAGACATGCTCAGATAAACCGTGGACACCCCGTCCCGATACGAGCTCTGAAAGCCCCCAAAGGCAAACTTGACTTCATCCGTAGTCTGCAACCATTCTTCAAAGCGGGAGAGGTTATCTTCGCTGGCGATAAACTGAACTTCCAAGAACTTGAAAATCAACTTATGTCCTTTCCATCTGGCAGGATCGACATACCAAACGCGCTCGCCTATTTCCTTAAGCTTCGCCCCGGCATACCGATGTTTGACGGCTTCGGTGCAGTCAACATAAACGAAGACATCCCCGTTGCCCAGAGACATCCGGCGTACCTATGCGTCAACGCAACCAACTCGATTACGACCGCGATGGTAGTGCAGGTCTATGACGGCATGCTATCAGTGCTGGCAGACTTTGTGCGTGAAGGCGATCCCGGCGCCGTGCTCGCTGACTTGATACGCGAAGCAAGCGTGTTTGCCCGAAAGAACTTTACACTCGTTGCACCGACCCGGCACTTTCAACAGTACGACCAGACAGGGCTTGTAGGCGTTGCCAAGCGCATACCTGTCTCAATCAATCGTGGCGGGGTAGAGGTGAAAGGGAGGGCAGAGATCAGGGACATGATGCGGAAGCTCTCGCATGGCCGCCCAGCCTTCAGAGTAAGCACGCTGGCCTCATGGACGCTCAGGGCGCTGTCTGGGGGCTACGCCAGAGAGATCGGGCATGACCATGCAGTCGAGGGCGTGTACAAGGTTCTGTGCGAAGGCTTGGAGTGTTTCGCGGCCACGCTGTCCTCCGGCTTGCACGATACCGAGAATGAAGGTATAAGATACGCAACCACATCGGACGGGCGGCGCTATATGAGCGCCTTGGCAACGAGGGACTGATATGCGCGAAACATTTCTCATAGACATCGACATAGCTATGGGCACATCCATTATGCTTGGCGATGAACACTCTCAAGCGATCCTTGCACAGATGCGACGTTTAGCCACAGCCCTTCCTCCAGCAATTCCCGACGCTGTGCAGGAAGTAGCAGGCGATGCTACTGTGGTGACATCAAACCTTAACCTGAATGAAACTGCGCTGCGCGGCAACGAAACATTATATGATCCTTCTGTTCCTCCTGTAGTATTGGCGAGCTAAGACATGGCTGAGGAAGAAGAACTTCTCAACGTTGAGGAAGATGATACTTCAGGATTGAAGGATCGTTCTAAGAACCTTGCCAAGTCTAAAAAGACCCGCGAGAAACTAATTGACTTGTACCGCGACGTGGAGAAAGGTTTTGAAGACCAGCTTCCGCGCTCAAACGACATGCAGGACTATTGGGACATCTACAACTGTAAGCTAGGCGAGAACCAATTTTATTCCGGCAACAGCCGTATCTTCCTGCCTATAGTGTACAACGCGGTCAATGCCCGTAAGACACGTTTCGCAAACCAAATCTTCCCGCAGTCTGGCCGCTACGTTGAGGTGACATCTTCGGATGGCACAACACCTCATGCGGTGATGGCGCTTGCAGAGCACTACGTTCGCAAGGCTCGCCTTCGTGAGCTTATCCCTGCCCTTCTGCGCAACGCTGACATTGAAGGCCAGTTCAACGTGTATGTGGATTGGTCGGAGCGCGAACGCCACGTGGTGCGCCGCGTAAAGCGCCCTGCACAAGTTGAGCCCGGCATAGTTGCCCCCGACGAAGAGGTTGAGGACATCGAGGAAGAAACCTTGAAATCCGCGCACCCTACAGTTGAGATATTGGCCGACAGCGACGTGCTCATACTTCCTGCAACGGCAAGCCGCGCCGAGGATGCTATTGCGTCTGGGGGCTCTGCTACAATCATCCGGCGGTGGGGCAAAGCCAAGATCAAGGCTATGATCTCCGAAGGGCAGATTGACAGCAAAGAAGGCGAAGCCCTGATTGAAGAAATGTCGAAAGACAATCGCTCGCATACGCCGGACAAAGCAAAGGCAATGGCCGATGCAGCAGGCATCAAGGGTACAGGCCAAGGCAAGTTTGCTTTGGTGTATGAGACATGGTCAAACGTCAAGACCCCAGACGGGTGGCGACTGTGCCGCACCTACTTTGGCGGCGCGGACAAAGTGTTGTCTTGTATGCGTAACCCTTATTGGTCGGACAAGCTTCCCTTAATTTCAGAACCGCTTGAAAAGATACAGGGATCGGTTAAGGGTATCAGCCGTATCCAAGCCGTTGCCGATCTACAGTACCTTGCCAACGATACAGTGAACGAAGCCGCAGACAGCATGGCTTACGGGCTTATGCCTATCGTGATGACTGACCCTGAGAAGAACCCCAAGGTCGGCAGCATGGTGTTGAGCATGGCCGCAATCTGGGAGACCAGCCCGAATGATACCAAGTTTGCGGAGTTCCCGCAGCTTTGGAAATCCGGCTTTGAAATTGTCGCTTCTATACAACAACAGGTTTTTCAAACGCTTAGCGTCAACCCTTCACAGATTACGCAAGGGGCGCGCAAGAAACAGAGCCAAGCGGAAGTTGCCAACGAACAGCAAGTAGATATGCTGACCACCGCCGATGTGGTTACGGTTGTTGAAAGCGCCGTGTTGACGCCGATCATTGAGCGCTTCATCGAGCTTGATCATCAGTTCCGCGATGAGACGCTTCAGATACGCGCCTTTGGTGAACTGGGTATGCGAGCGGCAATGCAAGACATTGATCCGATCCAGATGAACTCTCGGTATCAGTTTCGTTGGTTCGGCGTTGAGGCCGCACGTACAATGCAGCAAGTGCAGCAACAGATAGCCATGATGAATATCGTCAAGGGCATTCCGCCACAACTGTACCAAGGCTACAAGCTCAACCTTGCACCTGTCATTGCTCAGATGATGGAGAATACTTTCGGTCCACGCCTTGCGCCTTTAGTCTTTGAAGACCTGCGGTCATCGTTGTCGATTGATCCAAAGAAAGAGAATGATCTTCTCGGACAAGGACACAACGTCCCTGTTCATCCTTTGGATAACCATCAGCAGCACATGCAAGCCCATATACAAGGGATGCAGGAACAGGGCGATCCGCACGGCACGTTCCGTGCACACATGCTCGAACATCAGATGGCGCTCATGCAACAGCAGCAGGCGCAGCAGCAAGCCTTGGCGCCGCAAGGACAGCCGGGTATGCCGGGAGGAGCAGGTCCGGGTTCACCGGGTCAGCCGCGCCCCGGTGCTCAACCTATGGTTCCCCGTGGTGGACAGCAACCGCCCGGTATGATAGCACAAGATCAAATGCGCGACCCTAGCGTTATGCCTCGGAGAATGTAAGATGATACTCGGACAAGAAATCCAGATTGGCGCTCAGAGCGCATTGTACATAAGCAGCGCCACCCTTATAAAAGGCGGCTTAGGACGAGTGGCAAAAGTTAGCGTGATCGTTGCGGGCAGTGCGGCAGGATCGGTCAACGATGTGGGCACCGCTGGCGGCGCAGTCGCGGGCAACCAGATTGCAGTCATCCCAAACACGGTTGGCGTGTACGATGTTAACTTCCCGTTTTTTAACGGTCTGGCGATTGTCCCCGGTGCCGGACAAACTGTAGCAGTATCATACACGTAAGGACATCCCATGCGCCGCCTACTTGCCCTTCTCGCACTCTTAACGCTTGCAACTCCGGCGGCGGCGCAATCTACTCGTGCAGCGCTCACGTCACAGAACAACACCAACATTACCACTAACGGTTCTGGTGCAATTACTGGGGCTAAACTAAACACGGTGATCGGCGCGGGCATATTGAGCTATGGCACATTGCTCGACCCAAACACATGGTCGTCAGTTCAAACATATTCTGTTGCGCCAATCTTTTCGACCTTGACGGGTTATTTGTACGGCAATGGATCGGGCGCATTAACGGCCAGCACAACGGTTCCTTCTTCATCGTTGTCTGGATTGGGCACAAACGTTGCTACGGCGCTTACCCAAAACCTTAATGGCTCAGGCGCAATTTCCGCGTCTACCAACCCAGCATTTGTAAACCCGTCGTTTACAAACTTCTCTACAGGCTATACCGCCATACCAACAACGGGCGGTACAACTACGCTTACGGCAACATCAACGTATGTGCAGAACACAACTGGCACGTTAGCACAAACAATTAAATTGCCAAACGAAACAACTGTCCCTGCGGGTACAGCATATATAATTGACAACGACAGTACAACCGCCATTGCTTTGCAAGATAGCGCGGGTACAGTTTTGTCTAGCGCCATACCTTATGGCATGGCTGGGTATATCTATTCTACTTCAAACGCTACTGCTACAGGCAACTGGGCGGGATATGCTTTTGTTCCAAACAATGTTTCTTGGGGAACATACACTTTTAACTATTTCTCCCAAGCTACTCCGGCAAACTCTTATTTTACGGTAGACGCTACTGCTGCTTCAGCGGCTACAGGGTTAAACATAAAGTCTAACGCTGCGGGCAGTGGTGAAGATCTTTCAGTTTTATCTTCAGGCACAAACGAAAACTTAACCATTAACGCCAAAGGCACAGGCACCATCACTATCGGCGGTGTTTCGTCGGGCGTAGTTACGTCCAACAAATTTGCTTCAAGCAGCGCGGCGATCACAGGCGGTAGTATTGCGAGCACGCCAATCAGCGGATCCACAGGATCGTTTACCACTCTTGGAGCATCAAGCACAGTTACTCTTAGCCCTGCAAACGCCAACGTGGTTCTTTCGCCTACGGGTACGGGTGTTGTTACAATTAGCCCGGCTACAGCGGGTACTATCAACAACGTATCAATAGGGGCTACAACCGCCAGTACAGGCAAGTTTACCACAATCACTGAGACTAACCTGCTTGTAAGCAACGCGGCTCCAACCATATCGTCCGGCTTTGGAACTTCGCCTTCAGTCACAGCCAACAACGGTACAGCGGCGTTCCGCATCAACGTGGGAACAGGCGGCACAGCAACATCGGGCGTGATAGGTTTGCCTGCGGCAACGACAGGCTGGAACTGTTTTGCTGATGACGTAACTACAACTTCAACGGCGGTGTTCCGCACAAAACAAACTGCATCTACTACCACGTCGGTAACACTAACCCAATATTCGGATGTAGCCGTAGCTACAGCTTGGGTTGCCAGCGACATACTGGCAGTATCCTGCTTTGCTTACTAAGGAACTATCATGCAAGAGAACTTTACCAAGTGTCTTGACTTTACCCTTCAATATGAAGGTGGCTTCAGCGACAACCCGCACGATAAAGGCGGCGCAACTAACATGGGCATAACCCATATTACTTTGGCGGCATGGCGGCACGCGGCGGTTACTATACAAGACGTTCGTAATTTAACTCGTGGTGAAGCTGCCGACATTTACAAAACCTGTTACTGGGATCACGTCCGCGGTGATGAGCTGCCCGCAAGCATTGATCTGGCGGTGTTTGATTACGCGGTAAACTTTGGAGTGACCGCCGCTATCCGCACCTTGCAATCTATTTTAGGCGTAACCTCCGATGGCGTACTTGGCCCAAAAACTTTGGCGGAAGCCAATAACGCTAATGCTAAAGCCATAGCGCAAGCCATTTGTGAACACAGATTAAATTTTCTTGAGCGGCTTCCGTCGTTTAGTATATTCGGGCACGGGTGGACATCCCGTGTCAACGCTTGCCGCATGGCGTGTATTGCGGCATAACATGAGGAGCACAACATGACAGGTTTTAAAACAGTATCGTTTGGGTTGCTTGTAGCCATTGGCCCCGCAGTTCTGAATTACCTTGGTGCCGTTGATTGGCATAGCCTTGGTGTTTCGCCAAGCGCAGGCGCAGCTATTGGCGCAATCATCATCGGCCTTCGCGCCATTACCAACACACCAGTCGGGGGCGGCAAATGAAAAAGCTTATTGTCTTTTTTATTGCTGCATCATCTCTTGCGGGGTGCGCGGCGTTAAACACTCAAGCTCCTAGCTTGAAGACAGTATATGAAATACGCGCCTCATACGACGCGGCGTTTTTGGCGCCAGCGGCAAACTACCGCAAGCTTGGGCTTTGTGCTTCAGGCACGAAGAGTTCGCTTAAAGCCCCATGCGCTGACCCGGCAATCGTACGCAAGTTGCAGGTGGCTGACCAGCAGGTAGAGATGGCGCTTGACAATGTGGAAATCTTTACCCGCGCTCACCCCGGCGATCTTGGTGTAAACGGTTTATACGACGCCGCTATTTTGGCTATAACCGAAGCAGAACAACTCGCTGTTGCTTCAGGCATTAAGTAGGAGCCGTTATGACACCAGCAATTATCGCCTTTCTTACAGAAGCTATGAACCTTGTACCGTTTCTTATTCAGGCGGGAAAAGACATAGCCCCGTTTGCAGAGACCGTTTACAAAATTATTACCACGGGGTCTGACCCTACAGATGCCGACTGGGCTACATTGAAGGGTATGGAAACGTCCCTTCGTACCACGCTGCAAGCGCCTATCTAGGAGACTACTATGAACGATGAGGCATGGCATTTAGACAAGAAAGTTCCGCTAGGCCTCATTGTAGGTTTGGCGCTCAACGCTTTTTCTTTAATATGGTTTGCCTCAAAGCTTGATAGCCGGGTTACGACCATCGAACTGCATGACGTGGTTACAACTTCAGAATTAGCAAAGATGAAAGAAAACGCCGACGGGGCTAAAGACCGCCTTATTCGGCTTGAAGATAAATTGGAAAACATCCTTGAAGAGCTAAAGAAGATTGATGCTCGCATGGCGTTACCAAACAGAACAATGCCTTAACGCTCAAACTTGACAATTTAGGTTAAGGCGGGTTAATAATACATTCTCGATTGGTGGCCGTAAGCTACCGTGCGACCAGTGACCGTAAGCCACTATGGAGAGTATGATGCCTATTGACGATGACTATGACGACGAGGATCTGAACAATGCCAACGAAGTCGAAGATGATGTCGAAGAAGAAGCCGAAGACGATGCCGAAGGGCAACGGGATGGACAAGATGGAGACCCGTCCTATGCCAAAGGAAAAGATGAAGGCGATGAAGAAAGGCAAACGCGGAGCTTAGGCCGCCGCGAACGTACTGTCCTTGCGGCCAAAGAAGAAGCCCGTAAAGCACGGGAAGAGGCCGCAGAGACCCGTCGTCAGTTAGAAGAGTTTCGCACTCAACAGCAGCAACAGGCTTATCGTCCTGACCCTGCTTTAGAGCGCCAGCGTCTTGAGTTAATGTCCCCTGAAGAGCGGATGAGCTATCAGCTTCAACAAGCTGAACAGCGCAATCAGCAACAGCTTCAGCAAATGCAGTTCCAGATGTGGGACAGCAACGATAAGGTGGCATTCAAGACACTGGCAACCACAGACAAGACAGCCGCACGGTTGTCGGATAAGGTTGAGGCCGAACTGTCAATCTTGCGCAGTCGCGGCCAAAACGTAGACCGCCAAACTTTGTTGTACTACCTCGCGGGTAAAGAGGCAGTAGAGCGGGGTAGGGTGGCCGGGACTAAACAGCGCCAGACGGGTGCGGACAATATCCGTCGTCAGTCGGCACGCCCCGGAAATTCGCAAAGCAATGTTTCGGCTGACCGTCGTGGCGGCAAAAGCGTTGAGGATAGACTTGCTGACGTATTCATCTAAATGATGGGTCGTCATTTTGAAAGGACATAGAGATGGCGACTACGAATAGCTCCGGCCAGTTTACAGCCGATATTGAAGCCTTTATTGCCAAGGAAACTCTTCCTTTGGCACGGCGTCAGCTTGTGGCTTACCAATTTGGTGATCCAGAGCGCTTGCCACAGGGTCGCGGTACAACCTTTACCGCAACCCGTTATAACCGCGTTGCACTGCCCTTCCAGCCTCTTTCGGAAGGCGTCCCTCCAGTTGGCGAGACCATGACCATTGGTCAGGTCACTGTCACACTACAACAGTGGGGTGATCGCATCACCGTCACCGACGTTGCTGAATTGACCATCAAGCATCCGATCATGAACGAAGCCAAGAAGCTCGTAGCGCTTCAGACGGCTGAAACTCTTGAGCGCAACACGTTCAACACCCTCGCTGGTTTCACACAGGTCAACTATGTAAACTCTCGCGGTGCACGTGGCTCACTGGTTGCTGGTGACGTTCTCAACACCTACGAAATCAACCGCTCGTACTCGCAGCTTGTTACCCTTGGCGCACCGCGCTACATGGGCGACGAGATGACCAACACCAAGCTTGAAGCTGATGCTGGTGGCGCACGCGCCTCGAATAACCCACGCGGTATGCCTCACTATGTGGCTATCGTGCATCCGTTCGTTGAAGGCGATCTTACCCAGAACTCAACCTTTGTTCTGGCCTCGTCTTACTCCGACGTGAACAAGCTGTACAACTACGAAGTTGGTCAGTGGCACGGTATCCGTTTCTGCTCAACCAACATGGTTCCTTCGTGGACTGGTGTTGCCAACCTCGGTGCTGTCGGTACAGCTTACACCGCAGGTACAGCAGGCTCGCTTGCAACCAACAGCTACTACGTTATCATCACTGCTTCTGATACCCAGAACCAATATGAAAGCCGTATCTACGCTGTATCTGGCGCAGTATCCGTCACGGGTGCTACCGGCTCAATCTCGGTTGTTCTGCCTACTCTGGCGGGCTTTACCTTCAATGCCTACATCGGTACAACCACCTCACCTGCCAACCTTGCCACCTCCGTTGCTGGCCCAACCTCCGGTCCGTTGACTGGTCAGGCTGTCCAGATGTCCGGCGGTCAGACTGTTATCTTGACAGGTACTGGTACTGCCCAGACCCCGCCAGCCGCTCCGGCAGCAGGTGTTACCGTTTACCCAACCTATGTGTTCGGCCGCGGTGCATACGGTCAGGTTGTTCTCGACGACATCAAGATCACTTGGCTTGCTGGTGCGGATAAGTCCGATCCATTGAACCAGCTCCGTGTGGTCGGTTGGAAAGTGTTCTACGGTACACTCATCAAGAACAATCAGTTTGCGATGCGTATCGAAAGTGCTTCAGCCTTCAACTCCACCTTCGGCTAATAGTTAGCGGCCCCGAAGGGCCGCTTCCTTCTCACATGTGGAGACTATTGAATGGCAACCCGCACACTTGGCACAAACGCCACAACAACTCTTACCTCAGTGTCTTGGGCAAATAGCGGCGCAGGTATTCTTCCTGCTGATCTTGCTACTGTTGCACAGGGCATTAAGAACGACGCCGTAAATGGCTTACCTATTTTCCCCGGCGCGTTCAGCGCGAACGGCTTGCTCATTATCCCAAACAGGGGCGTGTTGCAGGTTCTTCCGGGAGATTTTGTCGGAGTGGATAGCCAAGGTTGGCCAATCCTTGTCTCCGCCAATTCCATTGCCAATGGGCCGTGGACACACACCTGAGGAGCAAACTAAATGTCTGATACCCCGTCCGTTAAAAAACCTTCCCGCCCCCGTGCGCCCGGCATCGAGCTTTTGTCCGATGCTGAAGTCACAGCGCTTCGTAATGAAGCAAAGGCAAAGGTCGGAGAAGACGCCAAGAAAGCCGCACGCAAGGCAGCTCTTGAGGCGATGATCCGCGAAGAAAATTCCCGCATTGATCCGAACGAAGAGCTGGTAGAATACACCATTGATTTGCCGGGATATGCGAGCGAAATTCGGGTGGACGGGGTGCAGTACATCCAAGGCGAAACTTATAAGTTTACCCGTCGTCAGCTCGCATCTATGCAAGAGATTGTGCAGAACTCATGGAAGCATGAAAAGGCTGTAGGCGGGGCAAACGCAAACGAGTATCGCCGCCCACGCAATGTTGCAATTTCTCCAAATACTGCTATTCCTTATTCCGGGCACTTTGCCCGGTAAGAGGAGCACAGCATGAAAGAGGAACAGGTAACAGCCGCCGCGATTGGGATTTCTTATTCCGTGCAGGTGGACGAAAAACGTTCAATGGTTTTCCAGACCTTTGTCCCACAGGACACCGCAGTATCGGACATCAATAAGCTTTCCGATAAGCTGGAGCAGGTGGCAGGGCGTCAGGAAGCCAAGCATGAGTTGGTCAAGCTGCACAAAGACCTTGAACATCACGAGGTAACTTTAAAGCGCTTGGAAGAAGACATGGTTCGCCTTGACAATCAGTTCAAGATTGAAACAGGTTCTCAGTCTTCCCGTGGTCAGGCTAAAAGCAAGGCAGATTTTGCCAAGCACGAAGCCGAACGTTCCAACGCATTGGTCAGTGTAAAACGGTTTAAGGAAGAAATTCACAAGATCGAGCGCGAAATCGTTCTGCAAGAGGCGAAAGTAAATGGCACTTCAAGCACAACAAATCGTCGCTCTGGCGACACAGATAGCTAAGGTTCCCGGCTATACATCGCAGGCGGGGCAAATGCTCAACATGATCCTCGCCGATCTTGCAGAGACCTACGACCTTGAGGTGGCGCGTAAAAGCGCCACCGTCAACTTAAATACGACCACAGGTTCTGGCCCCTACAACCTGCCCTCAGATTATTTGCGTATGGCAATGGATGAGGTGTTCTACCTTGTCGATGGCGTTCCTTACGTTATGGTAAGTATCGACCTCTCTGAATACGACGCCCTTGTTCAGCAAGCGGGCATCTCTAATTATCCAGCACAGTTTGCCACCGATGTATCAGGCGGGGTCGGCAACATGCTTATGTATGTGTGGCCTCCGTCGGGCGGCGCCTACAACACAACTATCCGTTATTATTCGCAGCCCTCGGACATCACCACGCCAGAGACATCTACGTCTATCCCTTGGTTCCCTAACCAGACCTATTTGATTACGCGGCTTGCGGGCGAGCTTATGAAGATTGCGGGAGACAGCCGCCAGCAAGCGTTTTTGGGCAATGGTCCAGACGGTGCTCAAGGCATCCTGCATCGCTACCTTGAGCTTCAGAAAGACGATGACGGGCGTGCTAAGACCGTGCACCTTGATCGCCGTCGCTTTGGTTCCCGCTTTGATCGCCAGCCTAACACCAAGACTTTAGGGTGGTGATGAATGGCTACGATAAACTCGGACGTTGTTCGCTTCTCCCCTTCTGGCCTGTGTGACAGTCTTGATGAGACCAACACCGCGCCCGGCGGCATGGCGATCCTTCAAAACCTTATTCCTGATCCGACCACAAAGAACTTGTGGGCTTGCCGTCCTGCGGCCACGCCTTTAACTGCGGGACCTATTCTCCCTGCGGATTTTAACGCTGATTTTAACACAGACTTCAATTCGCTTTCAGGCGGTGCAGGACCTATTGTCGTCATCAAAGCTATCGGTAACTTGCTTTATGGTATGCGTAACAGCATCACTTATTCAGGGTACGATGAGCCGTTCATATTCAATCTTTTAACAAACACGTTTGTTCTTGTGAACAACATCACTTCTTCTAACTTACCTGCCACTCAGGCAAGTTCAGGGGATTGGGCGCCGCCAACAATCGACACCGTAGGCGTAAACGTGATTGTAACCCATCCGGGCTTTACGGGGTCAAACTACATTGGTTGGTTCAATGTATCCAATCCTAACAACATCTTTTGGAACGCGGGCAATCTTGCAGCTCCGGGAGCTGTACAATCGCTGGGGACGATCACAGGCGGCTCCGGCTACACCAACGGAACTTACCCTCTAGTTACGTTCACTTGCGCCTCAGCGTTGACGCTGGGCACACTTGTCGGCGGTTCTGGATATATAGCGGGGTTCTATTACAATGTGCCGCTTACGGGCGGTTCAGGGTCTGGAGCGCAAGCTACGGTGCAGGTTGCGGGCGGCGCGGTTACGGTTGTGACCATAACTCGCGGCGGCGTAGGTTACGCCGTAAACGATACGCTTTCGGCGTCAAACACCAATCTGGGTGGTACAGGCGCGGGCTTCTCTATCAAGGTTGCCACGATCTCTGCGGGCACGGGGATGACAGGATATGTCACCGTAGCATTAGGAGCGGTCTCATCTATCGTCATTCTTAACAGCGGGTCTGGGTACAACACGACAGACGTGGTAACGACCGCTGCAGCAAACATCGGTGGTACGGGTTCAGGGTTTAGTGCGGCAATAGCGCTGACCTATTACGGGCTTATTACGTTTACTTCACCGCCTTCATGGGTGTCTCAGTTTGCACAGCGGGCATATTTTGGGGTCAACCCAACTGTCGGTCAACCATCCGTTGTGTTTACCGATGTGCTCTTTTTGAATTGCAGCAACGCAAACCAAGCACTGACATTTGGCGACAGCTTAAAATTAACGGCGGCGCATGGCTTGCCTTTAAACAACCAAAACGGCGGCGTGATCCAGTCCTTGCTTGTGTTCAAAAGCACCAACAACATTTACCAGATCACTGGGGACTATATAGGTTCAACACTATCTGTAAACACGCTCAACGCGGCTACGGGCACGTTGTCTCCTTGGTCAATCGTGGATACGCCTCGCGGCGTGGCTTTCCTTGCCCCTGACGGATACCGTGTGGTAGATTTCTTTGCCCGCATTTCTGACCCGATTGGGGTTGCGGGTGAAGGGGTTGTGTACCCGTTCCTGAATAACTTATACCCAAGCCGTGTGGCTTCTTCTTGTAACGCCAACGTCATGCGCGTAAACGTGCAACCGTCCGATGTGGTCGGTACGCCGTATCAAGAATACTGGTACGACATTTCGCGCAATCTTTGGTCTGGCCCACATACGTTTCCGGCGCAAGCCATAACCGCTTACAATAACGAGTTCATTATTGTACCTCGCGCAGTTCCGGCGCAACTTTTTGCAAGCGCGGTTGTGCCCAACCCGACAACAAGTTCGATTGAGAACGGCGCTCAAATGCAGTTTGTTTTTCAGACAGCAATGATGGCCGACCCCGGCGCTCTTTCAATGATGAACGTTGCTGATCTTACGGTAAACATGGCGCTGGTTACAGGGCAAGCGCAGATCAACATGGCGCTCATAGATCAGGATGGCTCAGTTTATAATTCTGTATCCTATCAAGTTACAGGCGCACCTTCCAAGTGGGGCGCGATGACATGGGGGTCTCCTACCGTATGGCGCGGGGCTTCCAACTCTTTACGCCCTCGACGTGCGGCGTTTACAGCCCCTGTTGTTTATAGACGAATTGCTGTATATGTGTCTGGCCCTTGTGCTCAGGGGTTCCAGATCGGTGACATTTTCTTGAGGCGTCAAATCCTCGATTACACACAGGCGACACTATGAAGAAATGGCTTGCACTCCTTTTTGCGGTTCTGGTTACGCCCGCGCAGGCGCAGATATTTGCGTCCTACCCTTACACTTTTCAAAACGGCACGATTGCCGATGCTACTCAGGTAAACGCCAACTTCAACGCTATTTCTTCAGCAGTGAATGCCGGAGCGGCGCATAACGGTTCCAACTCAGACATTACTTACCTGACTGGGCTTATTGGCTTCTCTGCGACTTCGGGCACGCTCTCGGGGTCTTTAGCTGTAGGCGGGGCGTTTAACGTGTTGGGAATTACAACCGTGGGCAACGACTTGTTCATGACGGGTACAGGAGAGCTTGACCTTCCGTCAGGCACAACCGCGCAGCGCAACGCGTCCCCCAACGCGGGTATGATCCGGTACAATACATCTCTCAATCTTTTTGAAGGGTATGGTGGGGCATCTCCTGCTTGGTCGCCTTTGGCGGCAAACCCGTCTGGGTTTTGCATGGCTTCAGGGTTGCAGATAAACAACGATGCAACCACCCCAAATACTCAAGTGGACGTGGCTTCCAATTTTGTTCAGCTTGCCAACTACGCTGGCAGCGGGTTAGCGTTTACTCGCTCAAATGTGTCCGTAGTGATTAACGCCGCTACCACCGGAGCGAATGGGCTTGATACAGGGTCATTGGCGGCAAGCACTTGGTATTATGTTTGGTTGATCGACAATGGCGCTAATACGGCGGGGCTTCTCAGTTTGTCGGCCACTGCGCCCTCGTTTCCTTCAGGGTATGTTTATGCGTGCCGTTGGGGCGCGGTGCGGACAAGCGCCAGCAGCGTATTCTTACGCACTTTGCAAAAAGGGGCAAAGGCAAATTATGTAGTAACCGCTTCAACAAACACAAGCACTTTGCCTTTAATAGGCAATGGGACGGCTACGACAACTATAGCTACATTACCTTTTATTCCCCCAACGGCGGCGCAAATTTCTTTTGTTATGTCGCAATCCAATATTAACGGGTGCGCGTTAAACCCAAATTCTACTTACGGAGTACTTACTTCTGCTTCAAATCCCGCGTATGTGAGCGTAGGCGGACAAGGGGGTGTTACAAGTTCGTATAGCGCCATCCCCGCAACATTTACACTTGAAAGCGCGAACGTATATTACACAGCAGGGGATGGCACTTGTTATATACGGGCGTATGGATGGACGGACAACGTGCTTGCGTTTTAACCGCCCTATACAGGGCATATAGGAGAGTAAAATGGCAAAAGACAAATCAAGCAAAGCAGGTAAATCAGGTCAGGCAAGCATGTCGGCAGGAATGAAAAATCGCATGCCTTCGAGCAGCGACAAATCAACCCAGCTCAAGATGGGCCCTTCAGTTGACAGCAACGCTGTGCGTACAGGCACCGCAGAAACTTCGGCGACCATTGGCCCACGCTGCTAAAGTTACCTATCAGTGGGAGCGCTTCGCGGATGCAATTCACGAGGCGCTTCCTCTTCTTAAAAAGAACTGGGAAGAGACCGGGGACGGGGGAGACTTTGAACCTAACTTCGACCAGTACTTTGCAATGGAACGCGCAGGCGTTATAAAATTTTTTAGCGCCCGCCGTGACGGTGCGCTGATAGGCTACCTATCTATTTTTGTAACTCCTGAATTACATTGCACACGCCGCAAAACGGCAATCAGCGATGCGTTCTGGGTACATCCTTTAGAGCGTGAAGGCTGGGTTGGTTACAAGCTCTTGAGCCTATGCGAAGAAGGTCTTCGTGAGTTCGGCGTTTCGCGTATCGACTTGATGCCTAAGATTGATTTTAAGAACGATAACGGGTACAGTGTCAGCAGCATTATGAAGCGGCTTAAATACACACCGCATGAAATCCGCTACGTTAAAATAATAGGAGAGTAATATGTCTGGTGGTGGAAGCGCTCCCTCGGTGCACCAATACAGCTCGATGCCCGCTGCCGATACAGGCGCAATATCGGGCATTCAAAGTTTACCTACGGTCTCCGCAGCGACGGGGTACAACCCCGCAAATACGGTTGCTCAGGGACAAGGAATTATTGACGCTGCAACGGGGCTCCCACAGTACGCAATGGCGGCGCTTCAGGCGGGGTATGATCCGCAACACGCTTTATATACGCAAGGATTAAACACCAACACTCAGCAAGCTCTTGCGGCTGAAGCTGCGGCGGGTGTAGCAGGTACGCCTTACGGTGCGGGGCTAACTAATCAGGCTAATACAAATTATAACCTTGGTTGGGATAGTCAGGCGCTTGCGCGTATGGCTTCAGGCGCAGGTACAGCTCAGGGGCTTCTTGGAGAGTACGGCGCGGGTACGGCTATGGGTGCAAATCTGCAACAGGCGGGCGGGCAGTATGCTATGGGTATCCCACAGCAACAGACGCAAGATTATCTTAATTACATGCAGGGCGGTACACAGGCCAGCAACACGGCGGTTAATGCTTATAATGCGCAGCAGAACGCTGATAACTCTATGTGGGGTGGGATCGGGCAATTAGGGGGAGCCTTGATCGGCAAGATTTAAACGAGGTGTATCATGGCTTTTGACCCTAGTTCTTTTGCTCCAAACCCGAACCTGATCCAACAGGGTAACGACCGTCGGCAGGCAATTCTTCGGGCTATGCAAGCACGCCTTGACCCTGCAACAGGAATAGGCAAAGCTCCACCTTTGCCCGGCGCACCAATGCAGAGCGCGGCAATGAACCCTATGGGGCCCCCAGCTCCTCAGTCACAGCCTAGTTTTGCGCCGCCTCCAAGCGCACCGCCTCCAATGCCTATGGGCAACTATTTGGCGCCTCAAACCGCTATGACTATGCCGCCCGCGCTAAACCATTATATGCCAGAGCCGCCTATGAGCGCAGCTTCTCCTCCGCCTTCTCAAACCAACTACGGCGGTGGGGACATACAAAATCTTATTACGAAGCACGCGCAGGAAGCGGGCGTTGACCCGAAGTACATGCTCGCCGTTGCAAAGCAGGAAAGTAGTTTTAAACCTGACGCAAAAGCCAAAGCATCTTCAGCGGGCGGGTTGTTTCAGTTTACTGATAAAACTTGGAAAGCTTACGGCAAGGGGGACAAGTACGACCCTGTAGCCAACACGCAAGCGGCCATAAAGTTTACAAAAGATAATCAGAATTATCTTGCCAAGCGTGGGATCGAGCCTACACCCGGAACCACTTATCTTGCCCATTTCTTTGGTGCGGGCGGGGCAACGTCGGTTTTGAAAAACCCTAACGACCTTGTGTCGGATCATCTTAGCGCGAATGCAATAAAAGCAAACCCTTTCCTTGCGGGGAAAACAGGGAGCGATATGCTTTCGTGGGCGGAGAAGAAAATGAATTATTCGCCTACACCTTCGTCCGTGGGCAACCTTGCCCCTAAACCCGCCCCTGCACCTTCGCAGACCCCCACATTTATGAAGACCGGAAGTTCCGATATGGCTTCCAACGGTTAAGGATAACGACAATGGCTTTTAGTCTTGGTGGCCTCGCCAGTGGCCTTGTCTCTGGATATGACCTCAGCCAAAAATGGAAACAGCAAGGTTTAGAACAAGCTCGCCTTAAAAATCAAGACGATGCTACCGCTGCATGGGGTAAAACTCTTGCGTCCCTTGGGGTGGATGTTCCTTCCGTTCCCGGCGCTGCTGGCGGCGGTGCTCCTGCTGCTGGCGGTGCTTCTTCTATCAACCCGTATTCCTACGCTGCCGCTGGCCCAGCTACAGGCGGCGTAGAAATGCCTCCGGCTATGGCGATGGCTCAGGCGGCGCAACCCGCTCAACCGATGCCACCATTAAATTCCGCTGAACGTACTCTGATGAACAGCCCGCCTCCAAACGCTTCAGACCCTCGGCAGTTAACAGGGTATTACCCTCCTCGTGCGGGAGAAGCCGGAAGCGTAATGGCTTATGACCTTCCTCGTGAAGCAACAAGTGGCTACACACCTTCACCCGCTTTACCCCCCGCACCTCCGCCAAGTACTTTGCCGGGGAATTATTCTTTTGGCGGCGGCATTGCCGCACCAGCACAAATGCCTGCATGGAACCAACCCGCGCCGCAACCTCCACAAGGCGGTGCTCCTATGGGTGGGGCTCCTATGGGTGGGCAAGGTGCGGCAAGCAATATTATGGCGCAAGGGCCATTCAGTATGCAACAGGTAGCGGCGGCGATTGCACGCGCCAATCCTGATGCTTCGCCGCAGGTAATTGCAGAAGCGATGAAAAATGCTTTGCCGTACATGAAACAAGAAGACCAGATGTACTACAAGCAGCTTACTGCAAACATGCAGCAAGAGCGCGCAAATACATCACGGGATCAGGGTTGGGCGCGTATTCAGCAGACCGCCGACCGCGTAAAGCAAACCGCACAAGCGCATCAAGAAAATCTTGCGCTCAACATGGCGCGTCTCGAAGAAGCAAAACGTAAAGGGGATATATCTTCTCAACGTTTGATCGAAGACCAGATTAACCGCGACCGCCGCGCTAAGACGGATGCAGTCAACTCTCTTTCCAACTTGCTCAGATCGGCCACCCCGCAGCAGCTTTCGGAGCCCGCATATAAGGCAGACGTTGAAATGTTGCAGCAGCAGATTGAAGGGTTGAAAGCTGACCCCGCGCCAAGCAGTGCGCCTCCAGATGCAAAGGGAGCGCCTGTTAAGAAAGAAGGCGGTAGTAACGAGGACGCCGCGCCAGCAGGAAGTTCCGCGCCGATTGCGGCACCTAAAGTTGGCGCAGTGTATAAAGGGTACACCTTTAAAGGGGGCGATCCTTCTGACCCTGCAAGCTGGGCAGCTTATGGCGCTTCTGCACCTCAATCAAAGGAATAGTTATGGCTGATAATCTTCCGGCAAATGGCCCGTGGAATGACTTTGCTAAGCCACAAGCCAAAGCAGGGCCGTGGGATGATTTCAAGCCTTTACCCAAAGCTGGGGCGCAAGCTCCAGCCTCGCCCCCCGTTTCGCCCGTTGCTCCACAGGCTGAGGCGGGGGGTATTATTCCTGCAATCAAAGGCGCATTTGCCGGAGCTGGCACTGAAGCTTATAACGCAATTCCACGCGACCCTTTAGCGTTGTCTGAAGAACAGCAAACGGAGATTGCCCGTTCTGGCGTCACGTCGCGCTTTGGGCAGGCGGCAATGGCAATCCCTTATCAAGTGGGAAATGTAGTTAATGCTATTCCCGGTGCCGTAGGCGGCGCGGCGGCTGGCGCTATCGGTGGGGCAATAACAGGTTATCAGGGCAAACCTGCTGAATACGAACAGAACGTGCAAAAAGCGCAACGCGAAGTTGTTGATCCGTATTTTGCTTTTGAAATGGGCCGCGCTGGTGAGCCCGGAATAAAAGTGCCAAAGCCCAAAGAGCTTGCGCGCACGGAAGTTCCTAAAACTTCTGTTGCTCCAACTGGCACAAAGCCGTGGGAAGATTTTAAACAGCCTGTAGAACAACCTGAAGGGCAGCCGCTTACGATCAAGAGTGCGGCAATTGAAAACCCAATCACAGGCCAGCACTTCACAGGCGAAAGTCATGCGGCTGTACGAGAGATGTACCCATCCACTGAAGGTGGCCGCGAAGGTTTCTTTACGTCCACAGGAGAGTTCGTAGACCGCAACACCGCCGCAGAAATTGCGCGCAAAGCCAAGCAAGTGCCGGAAGACTTCACGGGCGAGCTGCATTCCGAACACCTTAAGGGTTACCCTCAAGAAGGTAAGCCCGGCGGGGAAGAGCCGCCCGCGTCCATTAAAAACGAGCCTATCCCTCCGGCACCTGTCGAAGCTCGTGCACCTGTGTCTGTCAAAGACCGCCCTATTCCTGAAAGCCCCGCCACCATTGCAGCGCAGCTCAGGGAGTTTGAGGCCGGACGGCGACCCGCCGTGTTCTATCCAAGCACCATGCCCAAAGAAACGATCCCTACACCGCCGAAAGGTGCGGCGGTTTATACCGATCCGAACAAGGGTACGTTCCATTACGATCCAAAATCTTTAAGTGTGCAGCAGCTCAAAGAGGATATTGAAGCCGACCGTTTCGGAAAGCACCTCGGCCTTGGCCCTTACAATAAAGCCGATGTGGAGGCCAGCGTTGGGCGCGGGCACCAGCCGCTGAACGTTGTCGAGCGCCTGCCAGATGGCACGGAGCTTCGCGCCGCCGCAAGCACATCCGAATACGCCCCCGAAGTGCAAAAGGCGTTTGAAGCCAACAAGAACCCTGAGAGCACCATCACGGTTGAACCTATGGGCAAAGTGGTTGACGAGCGAATGAAGGTTCTGCCCGAAACGCCGACTGAGCCAAGTGCGTCCACCGCACCAACTAAAGCGCCTCTTGCAGCTCAATACCTTCACGCCTATGCCGACGGGCTTCGCCAGCGTTTTGGAATTAAAAGCTCCGTGTTGGTTAATATCGTTAAACGGGAAAAACTTTCGGGGCGGGGCGGTCAAGCCAGTATGTTTAGAGATAAATACACGGGAAAATATTTAACTCATATTATTGAGTTTGAAGAAGGTTTAGGCATTGCAGAAATGGCGACGATATTAACCCACGAGTTTGGGCATATCATAGAAAAAGAACTTTTAGACAGAGCACCTGAAGCAACAAAAAAAGCTATTATAGACGCGTGGACACGCGAAATGGCAGAAAAACGTCCAAAAAGTAAAAAGCAGGAAATCAAAGAAGCCTATGCCGCAGGTGTCGGCGAAGGGGTAATTTCCCGCGCCAAGGAAGAATTAAAAGGTCGCACCCCTGATTACTCAAGTATGGCTAAGTATACGAGGCGATTTGATGAATGGTTTGCCAATCAAGTTTCTAAATTTTTAACTACAGACCGTGCAGCCGTGAGTGTTGCCGATAAATTCTTTAAAGGTATCGCTAATCTGTGGAAAGCTTTGTACGAAAAATTTACAGGGCGCAAAAGCGCCAACAAAGAAGTTGCTGATTTCTTACGCAAGCAAGGTAAATTTTTCGACGAGATTGCCCCTGAGCTTCGCGGAACCGAAAGCACACCTTCTTTATTCGACGTTATCAGCGAAACCAAAGGTATGACCCCTGAAGATGAAGCGCTTAAAGAAGCTTTCACGGGAGAAGAGCCTAAAAAAGAAGAACCTCTTTTTGATGTTTACAGCAAAATCAAAGGTGAGCGCGAAGCCCGCGCTGCCGCTGAACCCTTACGCAATATTGGTGTAGAAGGGGTAAAAGCCGCCGCAGATACATTCAAAGCGATCTTTGCGCCTGAGCTTCGTGAAGGGGGTCGCGTTGCCGAAATGGCTTTGCGCCGTGAAATGGGCCGCGAAAATCAACGTGCAGAGCAAGTTAGAAAAGTGTTTGAGCCTATGCAGCGCATGGTCAACGCCATGGGCGATGCACAGAAGCTTGACCTTATTCAGTGGATACAACAGCCCGGCAAGATGTTGGCGAAGGGTAAGGAAATTCCCGCCGAAATAAAACCCGTTCTTCAGGCGGTCAAAGACACTTACGCGCTCTACCGTGCGCGTCTTGAACAACTGCCCGCTACACAGCAAATGAACTTTGTGGATGACTATCTGCGGCAGATGTGGAAAGACCCGAAGAAAGCAGAACAGTTTTTTGGTGGCGGCAAGGAAGGTTCAAAAAGCTTTACCAAAGGCCGCATTTACGACAGCTATGAGCAGGGCATCCGTGAAGGCGGGCTTGAGCCCGTAACGCTTGATCCGATTGAGATCACGATGCGCTATGTCGAAAACGCTTCGAAGTATATTGTGGCCGAAGAAGTCATTGGCACGGCAATGGATCAAAAAACAGTGCGCTATTTTCCGGCGGGTAATGCACCTGAAGGCTGGTCAGAAGTTGGCGGACGCCATAGGACAAAGGTACAAGGCGGAAAATTAGCGTATGCTTATGCCCCCGATGGCTGGGCCCGTGTTTACAACAACCATATTTCCCGCACCATGCAAGGACCTGTGGGGGATGTTTTGCGCGTTGCACAGCGGGTATCAAACGCCGCAACCGCTTTAAAACTTGCTATTTCTGGATTCCATTTTGCCATGATGGGGCAAGAAGGCGTTGTCAGCGGCGTTGCCGATGCGTTCAATCAAGCCGCACGCGGGAATTTTTCTGGTGCGGCGCGGTCACTTGTGGAAGCTCCTGTAAAGCCGTTTACTTCGTACCGTAAAGGTAGGCGAGCAATGGAGGCATATCTTGATTTGAAAGAAGCTTCTCCTGAGCTACGCAAGATTATTGACCTTGGGGTGCAGGTCAACTATCGGTTCAAAGGTAAGGGCAACATCGCTGACGAATACCGTTTTTCTGGCAAGGGTAATTATGTTCAGGCATGGAAACGCGGCTCGCTGAAAGCAGAACTTTTGTCCGATCTGCACGATGCAAAATTGCGCCCGCTGGTGGGCACGATGAAACTCATCGCTAAAAACCTTGGGCGAGGGATGGAAACTGTTTCTTCGCCTTTGTTTGACTATTATATCCCCGCCATTAAAAACGGCGCATTTACGGACAGCTTAGGGAAATGGCTTCAGGACAACCCCGATGCAACCCATGCGGAGCAGGTTGCCAAAGCTCGTGAGGTTGCAAATGTAGTGGACGAACGCTTTGGTGAGATGAACCAGCAAAATATTTTTTGGTCGCAAAATTTAAAGCAAGTCGCGCAGGTTTTATTGACTTCGTTCTCTTACGAGCTCGGAACGATCAAAACTCTTGGTGGCGGGGCTCTTGACGTAGCTACAGCACCGTACCGCGCAGGTCGCGCATTGCTTGGCAAAGAAAACGCAAAGCCAATTTGGACTGATAAAATGGGCTATGCCGTAGCGTTGCCTTTGGTCTACGCAACTATGAACGCTATCACACAGTACCTTTACACTGGTCAAGGGCCACAGGATGTTCAAGATTTACTTGCCGCCCGTACAGGAGGTATAGACATCCGCACAGGAAAACCAAACCGTATGCAGTGGCCTAGCTATATGAAGGATGTATTTGGTTGGTATAATGACCCTGTGCAGGAGGCGGAAAACAAAGTTAGCGTTGGGCTTCAGATTGCAAAAGCGCTCATCACCGACTCGGCTCGGTTTGGCGACCCTATTACGGCTTCTACTGATACGCGGTTTCAAGCTCTTAAAAAATACCTTGAGTTTGTTGTGCAATCCGAAATACCTATTTCATTCTCCAACATATTTAACGCGCCGCCTTCATCCGACATTGGGCCAGTTGCACGGTTCTTTGGTGCAAAGCCCGCCTCTATGGAATTTATTGACCCCGAAGGCTACAAAAGCATGATGAAAGCGGTTAGACTGAGCAAAGACGCTGAAGCGGCTTGGCACCAGTACACGGCCAACGAAGTTGCGGCGGGACGGCCAGTCAACTACCGGATGAAGCGGATCATCGAGCAGCAATACAAAAGGGCGAACGCACAATGAAATTTCTTATTATCGACCCTCAGGGCGCAGCTCTTGACATTGCGATCCGTGCACAGCGGGACGGGCATAAGGTCAAGCACTTCATCCGTCAGACGGAAAAAACCAAGTACATTGGTAAGGGCTTTGTCGAGCTGATCGACGACTTTAAACCTTGGTTGCGCTGGGCGGATGTGATTTTCAATTCAGACAACACCATGTACCTGCACTCGCTCGATGCGGCCAAGAAGGAAGGCGCATTGGTTATCAGCGCTTCAGTAGAGAGCGCCAAGTGGGAACTTGAGCGTGACACAGGCATGAAGATGTTCAAGAAGTGCGGCATAGCCGTGCCGCCAGTCAAAAACTTTTCCAACTATGATGACGCTATCCGCTACGTCAAAAAGGAACAGCGGCGCTTTGTCTCGAAGCCTTCAGGTGATGCGGACAAGGCGTTGTCCTATGTCGCCAAGTCTCCCGCCGATATGGTCTACATGTTGGAACGCTGGAAAAAAGCCCAGAAGCTCAAAGGAGACTTTATCCTGCAAGACTTCATTGGTGGCGTAGAGATGGCCGTGGGCGGCTGGTTCGGACCGCACGGGTTCAATGTAGGCTGGTGCGAGAACTTTGAGTTCAAGAAGCTGATGAATGACGACAAGGGCGTTGCCACAGGTGAACAAGGTACGGTCATTCGGTATGTTCGCAACAGCAAGCTTGCAGAGACCGTGCTGGCACCGCTCGAAGATGAGTTGGCAAAGGTAGGGTATGTCGGGTATATAGACGTGAACTGCATCATTGACGACGAGGGCACCCCTTGGCCGTTAGAGTTTACGATGCGCCCCGGCTGGCCGACATTCAACATTCAGCAGGCGCTACACGAAGGAGATAGTGTAGAATGGCTCAGAGACCTAGCGGAGGGCCGCGACGCCCGAAACACGACACTGGACACGATAGCCCTCGGCGTCGTGCTCTCCGTGCCGGATTATCCATACTCGCACTTGACGAAGAAGGAAGTGGTGGGGACGCCAATCTACGGGATCAAGCCGGGGATTTGGGAGAACCTGCACCCATGCGAGATGGCGATGGGCATGGCGCCAATGGAAGTGGGCGAGACGATCATAACCTCTCCGATCCCAGTGACGGCGGGGGATTATGTGCTGGTGATGTCGGGGACGGGGGAGACGGTGAGGGAAGCAAAGCGCAGGGCATACCGTCGCTTGGACAACTTGATAGTGCCCAACTCCCCTATGTGGCGGACGGACATTGGGGATCGCCTGTCAAAGCAATTACCCAAAATACAAGCGATGGGGTTCGCGAAGGGGATGTTGTACTCGACAACAGCGTAATGCTCACACGCCTTACAGGCAAAGCGCTACGCAAGATCGAAACCATTCTCGACATAGAACTTGATCCAAGCGACGAAGAGTTTGGTACGTTGTTGAGAGCCCAGCTCGCGGGCTCTCAAGCTATCCTAAACAGT